CCCCGCTGGCAAATCTCCGAGCAATCGGTAATATATCAGCACGCAACAATCAAAATGGAAATTCTGATGAAGTAGTCAGAGCAATTAACCGACTCGGTAAGAGTCTGAATAATGTCGGAAATACGTATAACAGCATCGAAGGTGTTACTTACGATAATGGTAGTGAAATTTCCAATGCTGTTGAGACACTTGTCAGGGCAGCAACGGTAGGAAGGAGGCGATAATCTTGGCGGATGATTTTTATGATGGCGGTTCCGGAGGATTTTACGTTACCAAGCATCTGGGAGCCGCAAAGATAACCAAGATCGGACTTCAAACAGGTACCGATAGAACCGTATATGCAACGTGGAGTTGGGGCGGAGCGGATACGAAAGAGTATCATGTTATCTGGTATTATTACACTGGAAACGGAGTAGCTTTTATAGGTGACGATTCTACAACCACTTCAAAACAGAGTAGTTACTCCGCTCCATCTAACGCAATCTCAGTCAAAGTAAAAGTCCGACCAATATCGACAACGATAAAAGTAAACGGGAATGATATTACGAGATGGTCAGCTAAATGGTCTACATTAAGAGGCTATTCTTTCTCGAAAAATCCTCCAACCAAACCGTCTGCTCCGACAGTAACAATCGAAAAACAGAAGCTTACCGCTAAGTTAGATAACATTAGCGTGAATGGCACCCGAATTGAATTCTATGTCGTAAAGAATAATTTAAAGAAGTATAAATCCGGAAAAGCTGTTATTCACACAAACTCTGCGTCTTGGTCATGTACTGTGGCTAAAGGCGCGGAGTATAAAGTAAAATGTCGAGCATGGAGAGGTAAGCAATGTAGTGCATGGTCTGAATATTCATCTAGTGCATCGTCCGGACCCGCGACTCCGAAACAAATAAAAACTCTGAAGGCACTTTCTGATACCGGAGTATTAGTCACATGGGTGAAAGTTAGTGGATGCACAAAATACGAAGTGCAGTACACCACAAATCGAAACTACTTTGATAGTAATCCGGATCAGGTGCACTCTCGGACTGTTGAAAATGTAACACATACCGAAATCACGGGTATTGAAACCGGGTATCAGTATTTTTTCAGATTAAGAGCATACAACAGTGATGATCAAGTTTCTGGCTGGTCGGTTATTAAATCACTCAATCTCGGTAAAGCCCCGGGGGCACCTACTACTTGGTCGTCAACAACAACCGCTACAGTAGGAGAGAGTGTTCAGTTATATTGGGTTCATAATTCTGAAGATAATTCAAGTCAGACTTATGCTCAGTTAGAAACAACCATC